CGATCTGGTCGGGCGGCCACGCGTACCGGTAGCCGAAACCGGCCGAGCGGTACAGGGCGCCGACCCGCAGGGTCCAGCCGGTGATCGTGACGCCGTTGATCCGCACGGCCGATACGGCGGTGACGTTGTTGTACGGCAGCACGATCTCCGTGCAGCCGTCGGCGATCGCCGTCCACGTCGCCGTGGTCGCGGCGAACGTCGTGTCAGCGGCGCGGACGAACTCGCCCGTGGCGAGCGTCAGCGCCTGCGTTGCCGAGTAGGTGTCGAGGTCCTGCTGCAGATAGCCGGCGAGCTCCGTCGCCGTGGCGTACATGGCCACGAAGCCCGCCTCCTATCCGATTGTCAGCGGTGGCCGATGGCGTTCTTGCCGACGTCCTCCGGCGGGACGCCGGGCGGAGTCTGCTGCCAGCCACCAGGGGTCAGGTACAGGTCCGTCGTGTAGATCGGGCCGATCGCCGGCGGCGGCGAGATCTCGCCCCGGGCGATCTGCGCGAGCATCGTGTCGGTGATCTTCATCCGCGAGACGAACTCGGCCGTCAGGTTCGGGGCCTTCGCCTGCGCCGCCGCGAGCAGCTCGTTGCCGCCCGAGTCGGGGCTGACGCCCGGGGTCACCTCGGCCGGAATCCGGTCGGGGTTGACGCCCTGGACGACCGGGCCGGTGGCGTCGACGACCTCGCGGCCGTGCTCGCCCTTCAGGCCCTCGGTCGAGCCCTCGCCGAACGGCTTGCCGCTGCGCGGGTCCACCGGCACGTCGCCGGGCTTCGTCGCGAACGGGTCCGACGGCGCGTCGGTGACCACCACCGGCTGCTCCTCGGCGACCGGCTCGACCGCCGGCTTGTCGGTGGTCTTCGCCGGGGCGCTCGGCCGCGGCGTGACCTTCTGGTCTTCTGCCATGATCTTGTCTCCGATCAGGTCGTCAGGGTCAGCACGCGGAACGCGCCGGCGGTGGACAGGTCGGCGCCGACGCGCCAGAAGGCGTACCACGCGCCCTGACCGGTCGGACGGCGGTTCGAGCCGAGCACCAGCGGGTCGTAGACCACGCTCATGCCGATGCGGTCGACGATGTAGTACTGGCGCATGTCGCCGATCGCGAGGACCTTGTTGCCGTTGGCGTAGGTGCCCACGACGCTGGTCGACTCCAGGTATGGGATGCCGAGCATCCGGGCCGGAGCGACCGGGTCCACGGCGTCGCCCGCGGTGTTCTCGGTGACGATCGACTCGGTGGCGCCGGAGAACTTCGCCGTGTTCCGCAGGGTGTTGATCGCGGTGAGGTTCGACAGCCACACCAGCCGGGAGCCGGGGCCGCGCCAGCGGGCGGGGAGGGCCGCGACGAGGCTGTAGACCGACGCGGCGGTCGGGCCGGTCGCGGCGGTGCCGGACGCGGCGGCCAGGGTGGTGCCGCGGGCCATGACGCCCCACGGCTGGCCGGTGCCGGTGCCGACGGCGAACGCCGACTCCTCGAGCCGGTCCTTCGCGTCGGAGAGCAGCTCAGGAAGCTGCTGCGCGATGTCGGAGTCGCCGAGGACCTCGTAGGAGCCGAACAGGTAGGCGTCGGCCTTCTGCGGGGTGATCTTCAGCTGGCCGACGGTCGGGCTGGCGTCCGCGGCCTCGATGCCTTCCGCCGTCCACTCGGCGGTGACGCCGGCCGAAGTGACGCCGTTCCAGTCGTTCGTTGCGGTCGTCTTGATCGTCGCGTACCGGCGGTACGGGTTCGCCGATCCGTTGTTCGTCAGGATGATCGTCGGGTCCAGCGTGAACGGCACCAGGTAGCCGCCGTTCGCGGCGGTCAGCGACATCGCGGCACGCTGCGAGAAGCCGGTGGGCTCCTCCATGTACTGCTGGAACGCGGCCAGGTACTCCGGCGTCGAGGTGGTCAGGATGTGCCGGGCCACGGCGGTGCCGAACTTCGGGCCCATCTTCTCGACCATGCGGGTCGCCTGCTCGGCGCCGTCGTGCATCAGCTGCCAGTGGTCGCTGCGCTCGGCGTACTGCTCGACGGCCTTGAGCGCCCGGGAGCGCAGCTCGCCGGGCTGCACCATGCCGGTGCGCACCGAGTCCATGTCGGCGTAGGGGTCCAGGTCCCGCTTGACGATCAGGTCCGGGGTGGACCGGGTCGCCTCGCGGTTGGCCTCGGACGCGGCGCGCTGACGGATCTCGGCGATCTTCGCCTCGCGCTCGGCCAGCGGCTTCAGCTCGGTGTCGAGCTCGTCCCACTCCTGCGTGAGAGCCTCGAACCGCAGGTTGTGGTCCTCGGTCTGCTCGTCGACGCTCAGCAGGGCGTCGAGGTCGGAGCGGATGGCTGCCTGCCGGCTCCGGATCTCTTCCGCACGCTTGATCACGTGCTACTCCAATCCCTTGGCGATCTTGAACGCGCGGATTCGCGCGTGCAGCGACCGGGAGTGGCTTGGAGCCGGGTCTTCGGTCGTAGCGCCGGCGGGGCCCTCGTCGGGCGTGTCGGCAGTGGCCTCGGGCGGGTCCTCAGGAGCGTCCAGCTCCTCAGGAGTGACCAGGTCGTCGAGCTGCTGCAGCAGCGCCACCCGCCTTTCGGCGGGCGCAGTCAAAAGGGCACCCAGCACCTGCTGGGCGCGGACGCCGGTGATCGCGGCGCCGGAGAAAGCCGGGAACGGCGTGGGGCCGAACTCCCGCATCTTGATCTCCATGCGGCGTACGGTGCGGAGCTTGCCGTCCTGGCCGCGCCGGAAGCCGCCGGCGGGGCGCCGGGCCGGGTTGGAACGCAGGAACTCGCCGCCGTAGCTCTGAGCCCTGACGGACCCCTGCCGGATCGCCTCGAGGACCTCGTCGGCGAGCGGGGTGTTGCCGTACTCGGAGACGGTGAGCACGCCGCGCTTGTCGGCGCGCACCTCGGTCGAGACGCCGATCGGGACGCTGCCGCGCTCCGAGGGCGTGCCGGCCAGGGTCATGCCGTGGTGGTAGACGACCGGGAAACGGCCACCGTGGTGCCGGATCGACCGGTTGAACGCCGCCGGGTCGTTCTCCTCGACGTAGTGGCCGTCCTGGTCGAGGATCTCGGCAGGCTCGTTGAACACGGCCGCGTACGCCTCGACGACGCGGCCCGAGCCGCCCTTGCGGATGCGGATGTCGTCCAGGGCCACCGCACGCACGAACTCGGTCACTGGGGTCCCCCTCCGATGGCGGGCTGGGCGGTGGAGCCCTCGATGGTCGGCTTGGCGGTGCCGGGTGGCTGAAGCTGGACGGAGACGAGCCCGGTGTGGATCAGGAGTCCCATGTCCTCGCCCTCGACGGCGTCGATGGCCGACTCGGGGGTGAAGCCCTCGCGCACGAGCGCCGCGACGGTGGACGCCTTGAGCTGCTGGATCTCGGCCGCGTCCTTGCGGTCCTCCTGCAGGAAGGAGATCTCCTTCTCCGCGTACCAGAGCTCCGAGCGCGGGTCCGGCGGCGGGACGATCGTCTCCAGCGCGGCGAACAGGCTGCCCCACAGCGGCCGCAGCGTCCGGTCGGCGACCAGGCGGCACGCGGCCCGGAAGTTCCCGGCGTTCAGCGACGAGCCGGCCATGCCCTCCGAGAGGGCGGCGACGACTGGATGGACGCCGGACGCCGCGGCGATGCGGGTCTCACCGGCGCCCTGCACGGTTTTGAAGTCGAGCTGCTTGAGGTCTTTGCCGATCGGCGTCACGGTGGCGCCGGCGCCGATGGCAAGGGTCTTGTAGGCGTTGCGGGCGCCCTTGTGGCCCATCTCGAACTTCTGGACCCAGGCCTGGAAGTCGGTCTTCTTGACCTCGGGCCCGAACGACACGACCAGGTTGGGTGTCGCGCCGTTGTCGAAGAACGCCAGCTTGTGCGTCGACGCGGCAATGTCGGCGTCGATCTCACGCCCGGCCGCCGCCATCCACGACACGCCGCGGTAGGCGGCGAGCGGGTCGGGCTGCGGAGCCCACACGGCGACCTCGTCGGCCAGCAGCGGCACGGCCTCGCGGCCACCGCCCTTGCCGCCCGGGTAGTAGAGGACCCCGAGCAGGTCGGCGTCCATCGCGAACCCGGCCTCGCCCGGCGCCATGTCGGAGCCGAGCACCATCTCCACCCAGTCAGGACGCAGCAGCATCAGCCGGTCGGGCCGTTCCTGCCGCCGGGCGACGAACGCGGTGCCCGCCATGTCGGCGTTCAGCACCATCCGCGAAGCGAGCTGGCGGAACGTGCCGCCGGGCCAGGGACGCTCGAGCACGCCCAGATCGGTGTTGCCGTACAGCGCCATGCGGTCGCGGTTGCGCCACTGCGGGCGCGCCTCGGAGACCAGCGCCATCCGGGTCAGCTCGCAGGCGGCGACGATGGCGTTGCCCTTGTACGCGCCGTTGACCAGGGTGACGAAGTCGGAGCCGATGCCCTCACGGCCCGGCTCCCAGCTCGACAGGACGTTGTTCCAGTACTGGTTGCCCTGGAAGACGTGGTAGTCGTCGTGGCGCTCGACCTTGGGCATGCGGGCAGCACGGAGGAGGTTCACCACGGACCGTCCTCCTGCACCGGTGGGTCTTCGTCGACGTCGTACAGCAGGACCGCCCAGGCGACCATGCCGATGCCCGCGGCGGCGAGCCCCCAGCCCGGGCCGAGAGCCAAGCCCAGGCCGAGGGCGATCAGCAGGAGCCCTGCGAAGTAGACGTACCGGGCGCGCATGATCCGGCTCATCCGCCGGCGCGGGCGCTTAGACATCCAGCCACTCCGCCCACGGCTCGGCTTCCGGCTCCTCGGTGAGCGCGCCGTCCTCGATCGCCTGCCCACGGGCGGCGTAGGCGAGCACGGCGGCCACAGCGGCGTCGATGAGCTGGCCGGTGCCGCGCTTGGCCATCTTCAGGTAGTACTGCGGCACGTCGGTGTCCTCACCGGGCCGCGCCTTCTTGCGGGAGCCCTTCACCAGCACCGCGTTCTTGCAGTGCTTGCCGAGCGTCTCGTCGCCGTCGTGCTTGACCTGGCCAGTCGCGAACGAGGTCGTGAACCGCTCGATCGCCTTGTCCATGCGCTGCTCGACGTTCGTCGGGAACTCGACGACCTGCTTCGGCCAGTGGCCGGCCCACGCGTCGAGGTAGTCCTGCCACCGGTACGGGTCGGCGAACATCAGCGCGACCTCGTACGCGTCGAAGGTGTCGTGCACGACCTGGTCGACGTCGGCCGACGGCACCCGCCACTGCAGCGCGTCGTCCGGGCGGACCCAGGTGCGCAGGTTAAAAAGCTTGCCGTCCGACAAGCGACAGGCGATCAGGGAAGTGGCGTCCCGGGCCTTCGACCCGTCGAAGCCGAGCGCGACCGCCGTCCCAGGGGTCAAGGTCTCCTCGGCCGCAAGCGCGTCCCAGCGGATCGGGTCCACGAACACCGACTCGCCGACGACGATCTCGTTCAGGAAGAAGCGGCGGCGGTCCGCCTCGAGGTGCCGCGGCGAGCGGACCTCGTGCATGATCCGGCCCTTGAGGTTCACCCAGCCGCCCCGCTCCCGCGCGGAGTCGCCGTACTGGCGCAGCAGCTCGGCATAGAGCGCCTCGTCGTCGGTGAGGTCCTCGACCCGCTGCGGCTCCACCGTGTCGATCAGCACCCGGTCGTCCGGGTTGTCGTGCGTGACCTGCGCCTCGGAGCCTTCGGTCGGATCCCACGCGTTCGTGAGCTCCAGCCACCGGCCGTCCATACCGGCGACGTTGCGCTTCACCGCGCCGGCCACCTTGCGGTAGCCGCCCTGCAGCGTGAACAGGTGCGACTCGGTGATCACCACGAACGTCATCGGAGCGCCGAGCCGAGCCTTCGCCGAGGTGGTGACCGGCTCGATCTTCCCGCCACCCGGCAGCACCACGCGCGTGTCGCCGGCGTCCATCCCCGCCAGGTCGATCAGCGGACCGTTGCGGACCATCGACAGCAGCGGGCGATACGTGTTGTCCGTCTGATCCTCGCTCGTACCGAGGCAGACGATCAGCGGCGTCGGGTACGGGCGGCCAACAGGCTCGCCGGCGGCGTTCCAGCCGTC